ACCAAAGCCAAAGACTAATTATGTTATGTGTGTTGATGTTGCGAAGGGTAGAGGACAGGATTATTCTACATTTAATTTGATCGACATTAGCCAAAGACCTTTTAAACAGGTTGCCGTTTATCGCTGTAATACTATCTCTCCTATTCTCTACCCTAGCATTATATATAAGTACGCAACTTTGTATAACGAAGCATATGTTATTATTGAATCAAACGATCAAGGCACACTAGTAACTAATGGGTTATATCAAGACTTAGAATATGAGAACCTTCACATGGAATCTGTGGTAAAGGCTGACCGCATTGGTGTTGAAATGAATAAGAAGGTTAAGCGTATTGGGTGTGCGGCTATAAAAGATATCATAGAAAATCGTAAACTTAATATATTAGATCCACAGACTATATCAGAAATGTCTACATTCGTAGCCAAAGGTATTTCCTATGAAGCGTCAGAAGGCAACCATGATGATCTAATAATGAACCTTGTTCTATTTGGTTTCTTTGCTGTTGGTAATAACTTTGAAGAACTAACAGACGTGAACTTAAAAGATATGATGTTTGAACAACGTATGAAAGAAATAGAAAATGACTTGGTGCCATTTGGATTTATAAATGGTGCTGGTGATCCTGAAAAAGAAGATGACGAAGCAGTTCTTCAAGGAGATCAGTTAAAAGGCTGGACAGTTGAACGAAATTGGACACCAAACTTCGACTTTTAATTTGTTATAAATACAAGTGATTGAAAATAACCGTATTATGAAAAACATATAATTCGATTACTGGAAAAAGAAGGAAACAGTTATGGCAATATTTAGCCCATCAGAATCCCCAGCGATTGTCGTTAAGGAAGTTGATCTCACAGGCGGTGTGCCTAATGTTCAAACTACCACAGGCGCATTTGCAGGGAAATTTCGTTGGGGGCCAATCGAAGAGGCAGTATTAATAGACAACGAAGCAAGTCTTGCCTCTAAATTCGGTGCTCCTGATGACGCACATACCGTAGATTTTCATACGGCGGGAGGATTTTTAAAATTCTCAAATAGTCTTCAAACAGTTCGTGTCGCAGATACAACCGCATTAAATGCGGCTGACTCAGCGGGTGCGGCAGAACAAATTAAAAACCAAGCGGCTTTTGATGTATCAACTACTCTAGCTGGCAAATCGACTTTCTACGGAAAGTATGCTGGTGCTTTAGGTAGTTCACTACAAATTGTTTGGTCAGATGGAAGTAATTGGGCAACATGGGGAAGTGCCTATAAAGCACAGTTCGATGCAACCCCAACAGGAAATGAACGTCATGTTCTTGTTCTTGATGAAGATGGTGTTATCACAGGGACAGCGGGAACTGTTCTAGAGAGATATCCATTCGTATCAAACTCTTCTACTGCTACTAACACAGACGGTACTTCTAACTATATGAAGAACGTTATTAACAGAAAATCAAACTACATTTATGCTACTACACACGTAGATAGCACAGGATCAAAATCTTTACTTGGTGGTGTTGACGGATCAGCCGCTGGCACAGACGATTATCTAAGAGGGTTTAATAGTTTCGAAGATAAAGATACTATTCAAGTTGACTTCTTAATCGCACCGGGCAAGGCAGTTGCTGGTGATCAAGCTACAGTAGTGAACGATCTTGTAACAACAGCGGGTACTACACGTAAAGATGCTGTTGTAGTATCTTCGCCAGCCTCTGCATCAGTAGTAGGTAATGCTACTCCAGATGCCGCTACAGTAACAGATACTGGTAGTTACACTTATAGTGATTACTTATTTGTTGACAACAACTGGTTAAAGATGTATGACAAGTTTAACGATAAGTATATCAACGTGCCAGCCGCTGGACAAACAGCGGGTATTATGGCGGCTTCGGATGCAAACTCCGCACCATGGTTCTCACCAGCGGGTTCACGTAGAGGTCAGTACTTAGGCGTAACAAGCTTGGCCTACACTCCTACCAAGGCTCAAAGAGACACACTGTATAAAGCAGGGATCAACCCGATTGCTAATTTACCGGGGCAAGGTATCTTACTATATGGTGACAAAACACACATGAACAGACCATCAGCATTTGATCGTATTAATGTTCGTAGGTTGTTTAATGTTGTTGAAAGAGCAATCGCAAATGCGGCAAGAAACACATTGTTTGAACTTAACGATGAGTTTACTAGAGCGGAATTTGTTAACATCGTAGAACCATTCCTGAGAGAAATCAAAGGTAGACGTGGTATCACCGACTTTAGGGTTGTATGCGATGAGACAAACAACACTACTGCCGTTATAGATAGAAACGAGTTCATTGCAAACATCTTCATCAAACCAGCACGTTCTATTAACTACATAACTCTTAACTTTGTAGCTGTAAGATCAGGCGTTGACTTTGAAGAAGTCGCTGGCCTATCGGTATAAGGAGATAAGAAGATGGCAGTACTAGGCGTAGATGATTTTAAAGCCAAGTTACGTGGTGGTGGAGCGAGACCTAATCTCTTCAAAGCCACGATTAACTTTCCGGGCTATGCAAACGGAGATGTAGAGCTTACATCTTTCATGTGTGAAGCGGCACAACTTCCCGCTTCCACTATGGCAACAATAATTGTTCCTTTTAGAGGTAGACAATTAAAAATGGCAGGGGATCGTACATTTGAAACATGGACACCCTCTATCATTAATGACACAGACTTTAATGTTCGTGACGCAATGGAACGTTGGATGAATGGTATGAATGCTCACGCAACAAATACTGGTTTAACCAATCCTGTTGATTACGAAGCAGATCTTGTTGTTGAACAACTTGACAAAGATGGTTCTACATTAAAGACTTATAACTTTAGAGGTTGTTTCCCTACTAACGTTTCTCCAATCGATCTGAACTATGCTTCAGAAAATGAGATTGAGAAGTTTACGGTAGAGTTCCAAATGCAATATTGGGAAGCCGCAACCACTTCTTAAACGAAGTATAAATAAAGAACAAGAGGGGCTGTGATGGCCCCTCTACCTCCACAACACTAGGAATTACAATGGCAGACGATTCTATTAAATTATTTGGTTTTGAAATCAAACGTTCTAAGAAGAAGCAAGATGAAAAGCTTACTTCTATTGTTCCACCTGTTGATCAGGATGGTGCTGGTTATGTTACTTCGGCTGGTGCTCACTATGGCACTTATGTTAATATTGGTGGTGAAGACCACGCTAAAGATAACTTACAGAATATTCAACAATATCGTGCAGTTGCTACTCACCCTGAGGTTGATGCGGCGATAGAAGATATTGTGAACGAAAGCGTTATATCAAGCGAGAGTGAGAGTTCGGTAAATCTAATATTAGATAATGTTGAAGGTCTCAGTGACTCACTTAAGAAACAAATCACTGAAGAGTTTGACACCATCGTATCCATGTTAAACTTTAATGATTTAGGTCACGATATGTTCAGACGTTGGTATGTCGATGGTCGTATCTACCACCACTTAGTCGTAGATGAGAAGAACTTAAAGGCTGGTATTCAGGAAATAAGACCAATCGATTCTTCTAAGATCCGCAAAGTAAAAGAAGTTAAGAAGAAAAAAGATGTAGTAACAGGTGCTAGTTTGATAGACTCAGTTAATGAGTTCTATATTTACCAAGAGAAACCGGGGTCACAAACCTCTGGTGTCAAACTATCTAATGACTCAGTTTCTTATGTAACATCAGGTCTTTTGGATGCCACTCGTAAGCGTGTAGTTTCTCACTTACACAAAGCACTAAAGCCAATCAATCAGTTGCGTATGATGGAAGACTCTCTAGTTATTTACAGACTAGCCAGAGCACCCGAAAGACGTATATTCTATATCGATGTAGGTAACTTACCAAGAGGTAAAGCTGAAACATATATGAAAGATATTATGGCTCGTTACCGTAATAAACTTGTATATGATGCAGACACTGGTAAGATTAGAGATGATCGTAAGCATATGTCAATGCTTGAAGACTTCTGGCTACCTCGCCGTGAAGGTGGTAGAGGTACAGAGATATCAACACTCCCCGGCGGTGAGAACCTTGGACAGATTGATGATATCATATACTTCCAGAAGCGTTTGTATAGATCGCTAAACGTTCCAGTTAGTAGGCTTGAGCAAGAGACACAGTTCTCTTTAGGTAGATCCACAGAGATCTCTAGAGATGAAGTTAAGTTCCAGAAGTTTATTGACAGACTACGTAATAGATTTGGTATGCTTTTCACAGAAGTTCTGAAGAAGCAACTAATCATGAAGGGTCTTATCACTGAAGATGATTGGAACAACTGGAAAAACGATATTACAGTTGACTATATAAGAGACAATCATTTTACAGAACTTAAAGATGCAGAGTTATTAGCGAATAGATTACAACAACTAGATCAAGTACAACAGTATGTCGGAGAGTTCTTCTCTAAAGAATACGTGCTTAAGAATGTATTAATGCTAGATGATGATGGTATAAAGCAAATGAAAGATCAGATTACTAAAGAAAAAGAATCTGGCGAAATTGAAACCGATGATGAGGAAGAACAACAATGAGTATAGATCAACCACTTGAACAGCCAGAAATGAGTCAAGATGCTAAAATGAATAGCTTTATTCAGAATGTAGTAGATGATGACTTTGCTAAAGCGGCACCTACATTCCACGAATTGCTACAAGCAAAAATGGATGATGCGTTAGATCAAGAAAAAATTGCTGTTGCGGCTCAGATGTTTAATGGCGCAGAAGAAGAATTAGATGATGATGATCCTTCTGAAGAAGATATCGATGCGGCTATAGATGAGTTAGACGATGAAGATGACGATGATACTGAAGAAGAAGACGATACAGAAGAATAATTATATCATGTCAAAAATCTTTTTAGTATAAATAAAGGTAATAATATGACGAAAACGTTTAGAAATATGAGGGAACTTGCTGGTAGGAAACCTTCTGGTGAAATGGTCTTTAAGAAAAAGATC